CCGTGCGAAAGCGGTAGAGCTTGGTATTGGCACGAGCGTTGACACATTGGACAAGCTGGCGACAGAGATCGAGGGTATTGAAAACCGGGGCGCTGTATCGGCGCAAGTCCAGGAGGGCGATACATACACCATCCCGAAGGGCTACCATAACGGCAGTGGCACGGTGTCCGGTGTGGCTGGCGGTGGAAACTACAAGCTGCAAAGCAAGAGCGTGACTCCTACCAAATCCCAGCAGAACGTAACACCAGATTCCGGTTATTACGGACTGTCTGATGTGACGGTAGCTCCGATTCCCGATAGTTACCAGGATGTGTCTGCTGTGACCACCACTGTGGCTGACGTGCTGACTGGAAAGGTATTTGTAGATAAGACGGGTAAGGTTTCTACCGGCACCATGCCAAACAATGGGGCCGCAAATAAAACCCTTACAGCGGAGGAACCGTCATACACCATCCCCAAGGGGTACCATGCTGGTACTGGTAAGGTGCAGATTGTCCCAGAGACGAAAACCGTCACGCCTACAAAGTCCGAGCAGACTGTAGAGGCAACAGAGGGCAAGGTGCTTTCCTCCGTCACCGTGGGAGCTATCCCAGAGGAGTTTGTAGACACAACAGACGCCACCGCAGAGGCTGGACAAATCCTCGATGGGGAAACTGCCTATGTTGGCGGCAGCAAGGTCACGGGTACGATGCCAGATAATGGGGCAGTTACCCAAACGCTGACCGTTACGGCTCCATCCTATACGATTCCGGCAGGACACCATGACGGAGCTGGAACAGTATCTATCACGCTGGAGGAAAAGACCGCAACCCCCAGCAAGTCCGCCCAGAAGATTGCGCCAACTACTGGAAAGGTGCTGTCTAAGGTTACCGTTGGAGCCATTCCAGCCGCATATCAGGACGTAAGCGGAGTAACGGCTGCTGCGGCTGATGTGCTGACTGGTAAGAAGATCGTAGATGCGAAAGGCACATTGGTATCCGGCTCCATGACGAATAACGGCGCTGTTTCCGGTACCATCGATGGCCTTACCACGACCTCCTATTCTGTGCCTGCCGGGTACACCTCCGGGGGCAGCGTGAGCTTGACCAGTGACATTGAGGAAGCCCTTGCGGCCATCTGAGGAGGTGCGGCATGAGCGTACAGAGCGAAATTGACCGCATCAAGAAGAATGTGAATGACACACTGAAAACTATTAGTGATACCGGCGTGACGGTTGGGGCCGGTAGTGATTCCCTTCCCGCTGCGGCCGCTGCCCTGGCGAATGAGAAGCAGGATAAACTCACCGGCACCCAGGGCCAGGTGGTTGGCTTTGACAGCGGGGGTAACGCCGTGCCACAGGATGCGCCACAATCTGGCATGACACAGGAACAGGCCGACCAGAGGTATCTCCAGTTGAGCGGAGGGACCATGACGGGGGAGTTGGTGCTGGAGGTTGTTGAGTCCCCTGATCCGGTAGACGAAGGTACAGATCACAGAGTGCAGTTAGTTGTGAATGGAGATTTTTTGGGTCTTGAGAAGTTACCGCTGATCGGGATTTCTAGTAATCATGATACGGCATATATGTTTGCAAACCCAGGGGAGTTTGATGCGGTATCCGGAGAATCTGGCGTTATTCAACGGGTAGACTGCGGAGGTGTGGTTTTTTATAACGTTGGAGGTGCGCCTAGAACTGGCCTTGTAGAAAATGACGCTTACCTACCTACGATGGAAGATGTAAAAACGGAAATCAGACCAAAATCCACCCTGGTTACCCTCCCCCTCTCCGCTTGGTCCAACAACACCCAGACTGTTACAGTTCCGGGCGTACTTGCGGATGAAAGTAAACAGTTAATTCAGCCAATGCCAACTATTGCGGACCAAGCGGTGTATTCTGCCGCTGGGATATCCTGTACGGGACAGGCGGCCAACAAATTGACATTCAAGGCGCAGACGGTCCCGACAGAAGATGTACAGGTTTATGTGGTAATCCAGGAGGTAGGGACATGATTTTTAGTTGTCCTGCCAAGCCGTTTCCGAAATTGCTTGAGTTTACTTTTCAGAATGGGCCAGGCTCCGTTGTGCATGGGCCTTATTTCGCTGAAGAAGGCATGGATTTTTCAGACTGGGTCGTATCTCCACATAATGTCGATGGGTTTAAACTTGTTGATTCTCTAAAAGGTCTGACCGCTCAACCTCCGCCTTATCTTGTCACAAGTGATGAGCAATGGTATCTTACCGTAACTGTTAATACTCAAATAATTGATGGCGAGGTTTATGTCATCGCTATGAATATGTAACTATTCTCGATTGCAACGATAAAAAAGTTAAAATTTCGGAGGTAATGGCATGATACTGAACCCGGTGATACAAGGTGGGGGCGGCGGTGCAAATCTCGTGACTGCAACACTGGATTTTGAGCCGAAAAATGGTGTAACATACACGTTTCTGGATGAAAATGGAACGCCTAAGCAAATCGATGGGACGGGAGTCTATTCCATGCAGGCGGGGATTTTGATTGCCGAATTTGATGTGTCACGCTCTTCGCCCTTTTTCTCTGGTGACATTTCTCAAATTAAAATTATTGGCCAAGTTGGAGCCGCTTATCATGTGACTGGAGATTTCAGGATTTATTAACCAATAGTTTAAGATGGAAAGGCGGTGTGCCAATGGATGAAAAATGTATCTTAGACCCACAGCGGGATTGCATAGGGAAGGCGGAGGCCGCCAAGCTGGAGGGAAGAATCAAAGCCCTGGAAGAATGGCGGGAGGATTCCAAAGACTTCCACGCCAAGTTTTATGATTGGCAGAGACAACAGATTGCGAGGGACGCAAGGCTGGACGAAAAGTTAAATGGGATGGATGCCAACATTAAGAAGGTGCTGGCCAAACAGGAATCCTGTGAGTTGAAACCGGCCAAGCGGTGGGATGCCATTGTGGACAAGGCCATTTGGGCGGTGCTGGCGGCCGTGATTGCTTTCCTGCTTGCGAGAATCGGACTATAAAAAAATCCTCCCGATTTGGGAGGATGGAGGGAGGGCGAAACCGCTGCCCTGGGAAAAAGAGGAGAGTGTGGAACCAGGGCAACGGTGTCCCGAAGGACATATCCACTATATCACTCTTTCGACAAAAGTCAACAGGATGGGAGGTGATTTTATGGACTTTGGAATCGCATCCGTGGCGGCCATTACCGTCATCTGTTATCTGGTGGGACTGATCGTCAAATCGTCTGGCCTGGATAACAAGTACATCCCGGCTATCGTGGGCCTGTGTGG